CCGACCAGAAGGAAGCTGCCATCTCTGGCCCGGGCGGCGTCGGAAAAACCTTTCTGCTCAGCCACCTGATCGACAAGGTTATCCCGCAGTATCATCACACCTGCCGGATGATGGGCATCGAGCCCAAGTTCGATGAGGTGCATGTCACCGCCACCACCAACAAGGCGGCCGAGGTCCTGGCTCAAGGCACCAACCGGCCGACCCAGACCATTCACTCTCTCATGAACCTGACCGTCCAAGACGATTATTCGACTGGCGTCTCGCGGGTGAAGCCCACCAACGCCTGGAAGGTTCACGAGAAGAAGATCTTCTTCATCGACGAATGCTCGATGATCGACACTGATCTGCTGAAGTACCTCCATGAAGGAACGCAGGACTGCAAGATCATCTACGTCGGCGACCACTGCCAGCTGGCTCCGGTCGCAGAGCCGATCTCGCCTATCTACCGGAAGGACATCCCGTTCTGGGAGCTGACCGAGCAGATGCGAACGGGCAACCCCCACCTTCAGGCGATAAACAACCAGCTTCGCCACACCGTCGAGACCGGTGAGTTCCTGCCCATCCGGGTCGTGCCTGGCTCTATCGACCTGCTCGATGAGAACCAAATGCAGGCAGAGATCACTGCTCGCTTCGCCACTCAGACCATGGACCAGCGGATCCTGGCCTACACCAACAACCAGGTGAAGCTGTTCAACGATTACATCCGGGAGCTGCGTCAGCTGCCGGAGGAGTACACCGTTGGCGAGAACCTGGTGAACAACTCGGCCATCACGCTCAAGCGGACCATGCTCCGAGTCGAGGAAGACATCACCATCACCCGGCGCAACCCAGACACAGAGATCGTCGAGATCGGCCCTGAAGCCACGCTGGAGGTCCGTCGCGTCGATCTGACCAGCCGGATAGGCGAGCAGCTGTTTGACGTGCCCCTGCCCGTCGACAGGACCCATTACGCCGAGCTCATCGCTTACTATCGCCGGCTCAAGGACTGGACCCGCTACTACAAGCTGAAGAACAACTATCCCGATCTTCGGCAGCGGGACGCAGCCACCGTCCACAAAGCACAGGGGTCGACCTACGACTCGGTGTTCATCGACCTGGGCAACATCAGCACCTGCCACCAGCCAAAGATGGTGGCCCGGATGCTCTACGTTGCTTTTTCCCGGGCCCGTACTCGCGTGTTTCTCTATGGAAATCTCGCTTCGAAGTACGGAGGCCTCATCATCTAACAGGAGGTGAGTGTGTCGCTCCACTCGAACCACCAGATCATCTCAAGCATCATGGAAACGCTGATCGGTCCCGAAGACCGTCGGCATGTTCAATGGATAGACCGGCTGTGTCGCCACAACGAAAAGGCGACCGGCCGGACCGATGGCTTCCTCTACGAGGGCGGCCACTATCGGCCGAGCACCTTGACTGGCCCCCAACCGGTCAACTGCATCCCTCTGCACATCGACCTTGTGCCGGAGATGGACCAGTATCTGGCCGACAAAAAGACGATCGACCTCGATCGTCACCTCATCAAGCAGAGCCTTTTCTCGCTGCTCTTCCCGTGCAATGACCTCCAAGGTCAGCGGGACGCTCTGCCTGAGTGCCTATTCCGCCTCGTGCCGGAGTTCGCTGGGCTTAGTCGACAAGCGCCTGAGGCGTGGTCGATCGAAGGTAATGCCCGGGCGCTCCGGCAATACCTGGCGGTCCAGCCCAAGATCGAAATCTATGTCTCAGCCCGGCTCATTTACTGATCGCCGGCTGTGACGGGGAAGGGGACACATGCGTTATCTGGTCTTCTCTGAAGAGGAGAAGCAGTCCTACAAGGTCTGCATCCTTGTCCCGAACATCAACAAGCAGGACATCAAGGCAGCCTATCTCGACCCATTCCCGGGCATCGATCCTGACGATGTGGTGGTGTTCGATCTCCACCAAGCCCCCGGCAAGAAAACGCCAATGGCCGAGTGCAAGGCCTACATCACCGAAGAGCTACTGCCGGTTCTGACGGAGCTTGGTGTCGAGCACATTCTCGTTACCGATGGCGATTACTTTAAGGCCCTGACGAAAGCCACCAAAGTCGAGGTCCACCTCGGCTACATCATGGATGCGGTACAGGGCCCGTGGAAGGTAGCGTATTGCCCCAATTACCGGTCGATCTTCTACGACCCTGACCGGACCAAAGCCAAAATCTCCCAGGCAATCACGGCTGTCCTCGAGGATCGCCTCGGAAACTATCAGGCACCGGGCGGGTCCATCATTCACTTCGCGGCCTACCCCAGCACGCCACAGGAGATCGAGCAGTGGCTCGAACGCTTCATTGTCGAGCAGCCGGTACTCGCCTGCGACATCGAGGCCTTCAGCCTCAAGCACCACACAGCTGGTATCGGCACCATATCGTTCGCCTATAGTCAGCATGAGGGCATCGCCTTTCCGGTTGATTACAGAGCCATTCTGGGAGCCAAGGAAGCCCCGTTCGGCCGACAGGTCAAGAACGACAAGGTTCGCAAGCTGCTCCGCAGTTTCTTCGAACGCTACCCGGGTCAGCTCCGGTGGCACGGCTCCAGCTATGACGTCTATGTGCTGATCTACCAGCTGTGGATGGACCACATCCTCGACACCGAAGGCCTGCTCAAAGGCATCGAGGTCATGCTGGAAAAGCTGGACCGGTGGGATGACACCAAGCTCATCACCTACCTGGCCACCAACAGCTGTGCCGGCAACAAGCTTGGCCTGAAGCCGAACTCCCAGGAGTTCGCCGGCAACTATGGCAAGGACACGATCGAGGACATCACCACGATCCCCCTGCCCGAGCTGCTCCAGTACAATCTGGTCGACAGCCTGGCCACCAACTACGTCTACGCCAAGCACTACCCGACCATGATCGCCGACCAACAGGAGGAGATCTACTCCACCCTGTTCAAACCAGCCATCATCGACATCGTGCAGATGCAGCTCACCGGAATGCCGGTGAAGATGTCGAGGGTGAAGGAGGTCAGGGCGATCCTCGAAGCTGACGAAAAGTCAGCTCTCGATCGCATCAACTCCAGCTCCGTGATGCAGAAGTTTCTCTACCGTCTGGAAGAGAAGCACATCGCCAAGCGGAACGCCAAGCTCGTCAAGAAGCAGATCGTCATCGGCGACGAGCCCCAGAGCTTCAATCCGAACTCCGGTCCCCAGCTGATCGATCTGTTCTACGAGTTCCTGGGCCTGCCCATCATCGGCTACACCGACAGCGGTCTGCCGGCGACCGGTGGCAAGGTCCTCAAGGCGCTCAAGAACCACACCCAGGATCCAGATGCCCTGATCCTGCTCGATGCCTTCATCGACTACAAAGCCGTCAACAAGATCCTGACCAGCTTCATCCCTGCGATGGAGAATGCAGCCCTGGGTCCGGACGGCTGGCATTACCTGTTCGGTAACTTCAACCTGGGCGGAACGCTGTCAGGACGCCTCAGCTCATCTGACCCGAACCTTCAGAACCTGCCGGCCACTGGCTCACGCTACGCGAAGCTGATCAAGTCCTGCTTCGTGGCTCCGCCCGGCTGGCTCTTTGCTGGCTTGGACTTCGCATCTCTTGAAGACAAGATCTCAGGTCTGACCTCTAAGGACCCGGCAAAGCTCAAGGTTTATACCGACGGATACGACGGTCACTCACTGAGGGCCTTCGCTTACTTCCGTGAGGCCATGCCTGACATTCGACAAAGTGAAGGTCGGCGTGCCTTCAAGGTTATCCAGAACGGAGAAACCTGCTACTTTCTGGAAGGGGACGAGATCGCCTTGCCTGATGGCAAGGTGGTTCGGGTGGAAGAGGTTCTCTCCCGCCTGGGGTGATGCTCGGGCAGCCAGCTGAGTTGATGCGGCTGGCTGCCCCCACTCCAAAGGACACGCCATGATCAAGACCAATTTCGACATGCTCGAGCACCTTCATCAGAAGGGCGTCGATCACCTGCTACAGACCCATGGAGCCAAGGATGTTTATCCTCTCGACCGAAGCATCCATCGAGGAAATCGCACCAGCACAATTCGACGTGCTGGAGATCAACTCAATCCAGACGAAGTACGGGCCCTGGCGGCAGAAGTCTAAGGTCCCGACCTTCGCCCTCACCTATGATGGCACGGTCAACACCCTAATGACTGGCTCTGGCTTCTCCAGGGAGATGGCCAAGCAGATCTTCGATCGCTACCACGAGCTTTATGCTGTCAGTGGTCAGTGGGTCTCAGCCAAGCTCGATGAAGCCTGTCGTACAGGCTACGTCACTGCTGCTTTTGGTTTGCGTGTTCGCACACCTCTGCTCAAGCAGGTCATCCGGAAAACCAGCAAGACGCCCTACGAAGCCGAAGCTGAAGGCCGATCGGCCGGCAACGCTCTTGGACAGTCTTGGTGTCTTCTCAATTCTCGTGCCGGGGTCGAGTTCAACGCCAAGGTCCGCAAAGGTCCGCATCGTCTTGATATACGACCCTGTGCTCAGATCCACGACGCCCAGTATTTCCTCATCCGGGATGACCTCGAGGCCGTCGCCTACACGAACAAACACCTTGTTGCCGCCACCTTCTGGCAAGAGCATCCGGATATTGCTCACGACGAGGTGAAGCTCGGCGGGGAGCTCGGGATTTTCCATCCCGATTGGAGCAATGAGATCACCATTCCCAATGGTGCCGGGCCCGATGAAATTTTGTCGGTGGTCCAGGCTGCAATGGCCTAGCGTCCAACCCGAACTCCGGTTATCCCAAACATAGCCTGAGATTTTCGCTGGTCCCCAGGGCCTGCGACGGCCGCTCTCAGGACTTGGTTGGGGCCTCCAAACCCGGAGTGAAAATGCAGAAAAATCATCACCGTCTCGTCTGTGGTTCCGTCATGTTTCGCACCGACGAAATGCCGGAAGACGCCATGAGCCGGATCGAACTCAACGGCTTGCTGTCGACCAAGAACAAGGACATCAGCTTTGCTGAGCTCCAGATGGCCCAGCAGGTTCTTCAGCAGCACCTGATCACCAAGCTTCAGGCCGGTGCAGAGCCCGGCACTGTGGTCTCCCCCATGATCCTCGACGTGTTCATCTCGAACCTCGTCTATCTGGGCTACATGACCGACGCCGACTTCGCTCCCAAGCAGCAGGCACCGGCCGAGACCGACACCATCGAACTTCCTCGCTCGCTCCAGTAGGCCCCACATGGCCGAAGAGAAGACCGTCCACGGAGACGGCAATCCGCTTAGCGGCGGCCGGGTCAACTATTACCTGGTCGAGGTCCCGAACCCGCAGCGCGAGGATCAACCTGCGTACCGTGCCGAATGCGAGGACATCATCCAAGCACTCGGCATGACCTTTGATGAGGGTTGCGCCTTCAAAGCACTCTGGCGAACCGCCAATGCCCGCAAGGGCAACGGCAAGCCAGGGAATGACGCACTGCGCGACATGGAGAAGGTGGTCCACTACGGTGGCCGGCTTGTCCGACAACTGAAGGAGAATAGTGATGCGGTCGCAATCACTTATCGCCTCTGAGGAAGAGCAGCTCGAGCTGCCCTTCTAACCAACCGGACGGGGCAGGGTGACTCCCTGCCTCGTCCACTTTCCATACCGAGTACCGGGGCAATCATCATGCAGATCACGAACGAGGGGGACATCAGTCTCCCCCTGGCCGTCTGGCTCTTGTCGGACGACTACGACTTCATCGAGGGGATCGACAACTACATCTCCGTGACCACGCTGATGAAGCCCGTTCGTCAGATCGTGCTGCCTCGCCGCATTCCCAAGGAGAAGCAGACCAGCGACGTCGCTGACTTCATCTCCCGCAAGCTGGGCCATGCCATTCACGACTCGATCGAGAAGTCTTGGACCAACCCGAACCAATACCAGCGTGCCCTTCGCATGATGGGGATCCCCGATGATGTCATCGGCCGGGTCGCCATCAACCCGACGCTGGAAGAGGTTCGAGCCAGCAACAGCCTGATCCCGGTCTACCTCGAACAGCGTGCCATGCGTCAGTTCGAAGGCTTCACCATCGGTGGCAAGTTCGACATGGTGACGGAAGGCATCGTCAACGACACCAAGTCGACCTCTGCCTGGTCCTGGGTCATGGGCACCCGGGACGATCAGTATAAGCTCCAGATGAGCCTCTATCGCTGGATCGATGCCACCCAGGAGCATCGCAAGATCTTCGAGGATTTCGGCAAAGTGAACTTCGTGTTCACCGACTGGCAGAAGGGTGAAGCCAAGCGGAACCCCAACTATCCTCAGAAGAGGGTCTGCACCAAGACGATCCCGCTCATGTCTCTCCAGGAAACCGAAGCCTGGATCAGACTGAAGCTGGGTCTCATCAACCAGAACTGGCACAGAGACGAAGCCGAGCTTCCTCATTGCACCAATGAGGAGCTCTGGATGTCGGCCCCGAAGTACAAATACTTCGCCGACGCCACCAAGGCCAACCAGCCTGGTGCCCGTTCGACCAAGAATTTCGACGACCTCGTGGAAGCCCGGAAGTTTCAGGCATCCAAGGGTGGCGTCGGCAAGATCGTCACCGTCCCTGGCGAGGCGAAAGCCTGTGGCTACTGCCAAGCCTTTGACGGCTGCACCCAGAAGGACCTGTATCTATGATCGATCTCACCGGGGTAGAGCATCACCCGGCGATCACCGAGATCGTCGACGTGCTTTGCGCGAAGACCCAGAACACCGACCGAGGCTTCTTCCAAACCGAAGCAGCCTTTTTCCTCGGCAAGATCGCTGCCTGTATGCGGGCCAGCATCGTCACCAAGGACCGGGGCGAGATCCCGGTCAATGTCTACGCCTTGGCTCTGGCTACGTCCGGCTACGGCAAAGGCCACTCGATCTACATCGTCGAGGAAGACTTCATGAAGCCGTTCAAGCGGCGCTTCATGGAGAACACGCTGCATGTCATCTCGGAAAAGAACCTCTGGGACATCGCCAGCGATCGAGCCCTCAAGAATGGCACCGACCAGCAGACCGAGATGGACGCTGCCCAGAAGGAGTTTCGCCTCCTCGGGGCCTACCCGTTCACCTTCGACAGCGGCACGGGCCCGGCCGTCAAGCAGCTCCGTCACAAGCTGCTCATGGCCGGCATTGGCTCGATCAACCTTCAGATCGACGAGATCGGATCCAATCTGATCAGCAACACCGAGGTCCTGACGCTCTTCCTGGAGCTGTTCGACCAGGGCATCGTCAAGCAGAAGCTCGTCAAGAACACCACGGACAACACCCGAAACGAGGAGCTGGACGGCAAGACGCCGACCAACATGCTGCTCTTCGGCACCCCGTCCAAGCTGTTCGATGGTGGCCAGACCGAGAATGAGTTCTACTCGTTCCTCGAGACCGGCTACGCCCGTCGCTGCATCTTCGGCTACGGCCACCACGAGAAGAAGGCAGTCGAGGAAGACCCGGCCGAGCTTTATGCCAAGCTCACTCAGGCAGCGACCTCGGGAGCTGCCAACAAGTGGTCCATGCACTTCCACAAGCTCGCCGACCCGGCGATGTTCGAGTGGAAGATGGTCATGCCGGATGACGTCGCCATTCAGCTGCTTCGCTACAAGCTCGCCTGCGAAGCTGCGGCCGACAAGCTCCCCGAACATGAGGAGATCCGCAAGGCCGAGATGAGCCACCGCTACTTCAAGGCGCTCAAGCTCGCCGGGGCCTATGCCTTCGTCGACGCCAGCAGCGAAGTGGAGATGGAGCATCTCATGTCGGCGATCCTGCTCGTCGAAGAGTCAGGGGCAGCTTTCCAGAACATTCTCACCCGTGAGAAGCCGTATGTGAAGCTGGCCAAGTACATCGCTGACATGGATGTAGAGGTCACTCACGCCGACCTGATGGAAGCCCTGCCGTTCTACGGCAAGAGCCAGTCGCAACGGAACGAGCTCATGACCCTGGCCACGGCCTGGGGCTACAAGAAGCACATCATCATCAAGAAGAGCTTCCGCGACAACATCGAGTTCTTCGAGGGCGACAAGCTCAAGGAGACCGACATCAACGAGATGATCGTCTCCTACGGCGAGCACTGGGCCTATGATTACCTGGCCGAGCGGGCACCGTTCGACCAGCTGCATCTGATGACCCAGACCGACGGGATCCACTGGGCCAACCACCACTTCAAGAACGGCCATCGTGCCGAGGAGAATGTGGTCTCCGGCTTCAACATGGTCTCGATCGACGTCGATGGTGGCGTTTCCGTCGACACGGTGCGTGAGCTCCTCAAGGAGACCAAGCACCTGATCTACACCACCAAGCGTCACCAGGCTCCCCTGCCGGATGGCAGCGGCTTCTATGGCGATCGCTTTCGGCTGATCTTGCCCATCAACTATGAGCTCCACCTCGACACCGAGGAATACCGGGAGTTCATGAACAGCCTGATGGAATGGCTCCCGTTCAAGACGGACGAGAGTGCCAATCAACGAGCCAAGAAGTGGGAGTCTTTCAACGGCAACCACTATTACAACCTCGAAGGTGAGCTGCTCGATGCACTCAACTTTATCCCCCGTACCAGCCGGGGTGAAGCATATCGGGCCCAGACCCGGGAGCTTCAGTCGCTGGACAACCTCGAACGCTGGTTCGCCCAGCGGATGGAGAGCGGCAACCGCAACAACCAGATGATCAAGTTTGCCTTGGCTCTGGTCGATAGCGGCATGGATCTCCACACCGTCGGGAAGAGCGTCCATGGCTTCAATACGAAGCTGGGCTCTCTGGCACTGTCGACCGATGAAATCGACTCGACGGTGATGGTCACTGTGGCCAAACGCTTCCACACGGCGTAGACATAACTTTGGTGGAGTGACAGGTCTTTTCTTGGCTTGTTGGCCTGTCGCTTGCCACCAGTTGAAGGGGCACAAATGTCAGATGAAGTGCAGAACGATCAGCTCGTGCTGATCGGGGGTGAGTCGGGTACTGGCAAATCCGCCAGTCTCCGGAACATCCGCAACCAGCCGAATTGGCTCTACCTGAACTGTGAGGCCGGCAAGCGATTGCCGTTTGCTCACAAGTTTCAGGCCCACACAATCTTCGACCCTTACCAGGTCTATGAAGCCTTCGACCACGGGACCGACAATCCCGAGATCGAGGGGATCATCGTCGACACGGCGACCTTCCTCATGGATATGTTTGAGAGCCAGTTCATCATTAACTCTCCGAACAGCCAGAAGGCCTGGGGTGACTATGCCCAGTTCTGGAAGGTCCTGATGCAGGACAAGGTGGCTCGGTTCGCCAAGCCCACCATCATCCTGGCTCACGTCCGGGCCGACCTGCACGAAGCATCGATGGAGATGCGGACGCAGGTCCCGGTCAAGGGCTCGCTCAAGAACAACGGTCTGGAGGCCTACTTCTCGACCGTCGTCAACGCGAAGAAAATCCAGCTCAAGGAGCTGGAAAAGTATTCGTCCGACCTGCTCCATATCTCGGAGGATGAGCAGGAGCTCGGGTTCAAGCATGTGTTCCAGACACGCTTGACCAAGGCCACGATCGGCGAACGTATCCGGTCGCCAATGGGGATGTTCGCTCGTGAGCAGACCTACATCGACAACGATGCTCAGGCGTTGCTCGACTACCTCCGGGATTTCTACGGCAACTGAGCCAGACAAGGGAACAGAGTACCATGTTCAACAACCTGAAAACCGACGGCCTTGAGCAGTCGGAAGACCGCCTGGGCGGCGGTGGCGTCATCGACACCAATGCCTATGACGCGACCATCAAGCTCGCCTACGGCATCGAGTCGACCGGTGGAGCCAAGGGCGTCGTGCTCATCGCCGACATCAACGGCCGTGACTACCGCGAGACCGTCTACGTCACCAACCGGGCCGGGGAGAACTTCTTCCTGAACCGCGACGACAAGACCAAGAAGGTCCCGCTGCCCGGCTTCACGATCGTCGACGACATCTGCCTCTGCGCCACGGGTGCCTCGCTCAGTGAGCAACCGGTCGAGGAGAAGACCGTCAAGATCTACGACTTCGAAGAGCGCAAGGAGCTCCCGAAGTCGGTCCCGGTCCTCGTCGATCTGATCGGCAAGCCCGTCACTCTCGGCATTTTCCGCAACATGGAAAACAAGAACGAGAAGCAGGGCGACAAGTACGTTGCCACGGCCGAAACCCGTGAGACCAACAACATCGAGAAGGTCTTCCACACGGAGACCAAGCTCACCACCGCCGAAGCTCGTCAGGGCATGTCGGCCGGCGAGTTCTACGATAAGTGGGTCGAGCGCAACAAGGGCCAGGTCCGCGATCGCCGCGAGATCAAGGACGGCGAAGCTGGCAAGGCCGGCCGTCCGGGCGGTCCTCCGCAGGCCGGTGCTTCCGGAACGGCTCCCAAGAAGAGCCTGTTCGGCAGCAAGTAAGCGATAGCGGGGGGAATTGACGATGAAGATACCTGTGCTTGGAATGGATCCCAGTCTAACTCACTGGGGTCTGGCCAGCTCTATGCTGGACCTGAGCACAGGTATTCTCGACACTCCCCGCCTGTCACTTATCATTCCAGAGAAGCTCACTCACAAACAGGTCAGACAGAACTCGATTGACTTGTTCGTTGCTGAGCAACTCGCCAAGACCGTTGTCGCCGAAGCTCTTCAGGCCAAGGCGATCTTCGTAGAGGTGCCTGTTGGCTCACAGTCTGCCCGGGCCATGGCATCCTACGGTGTATGCGTGGGCATATTGGGAGTTCTTCGGTCGCAAGGCCTGTCACTGATTGAGGTGACGGCCAGCGAGACCAAGAAAGCCCTCACCGGGGACAAGAACGCAACGAAGCAGCAGATGATCAGTGCAGCGGTTGAGCTGTACCCGGAAGCGAACTTCACCGCCTTCTACCCCGGCCAACGGAAGGGCTCGATCCCGGCCAATGCAGAACATGTCGCTGATGCGATTGGCACGATCCACGCTGGCGTGAACACGCCAACCTTCCAGAACCTGATGCGACTTTTCAAAGGGGTATGACCCAATGCAGATTACCATCAACCAGGCTCAGATCGAGCAGGCCATCACCGAGTACGTCAACCGCAAGGTGAAGATCGACGAAAGCCAGCGGCTCGAGATCGACCTCAAGGCCACCCGTGGCGACGCCGGCTATACCGCTGTCATCGACATCGTGGACGCCGACGCTGCTCCCGTCACCCGTCAGCCCGAGCCGGCTGCTCCTGCTGCTTCGGCTCCTGTCCAGGCAGCTGCGCCTGTTCGCACCACGACCACGACCCGTCGGCAGACCGCTGCCACTCCGGCCGCCACCAAGGCCGAACCTGCACCCCAGCCCGAACCTGAGGTGGCTGAAGCTGCCGAGAACGGTCAAGAAGCCGCTCAGGAGCCCGCTGGAGAGGCGGAAGCCGTCGAGGCGACCGCTGACACCGCACCGGCTGCCGAGGTTGCTCCTGCGGCTTCTCCGGCGCCCCGGTCACTGTTTGGTGGCCTGACGAAGCCGGTGAACAGCTGAGCTCATGACCAACCGGATCCTTGCCTGGATCCTCGGAACGATCGTCGTCTTTGCCCTGGCATGGGCGGCGATCGTCTTCCTGGCTCCATTCATTGCCGGTGGCGCTGTGGTCTACGTTCTGGCTCGCAGCCTGCGAGGCCCCAAGAACCAGGTCAGGGACATCACTCCCCGCCACTGAGCGTTCCCGCTCAATCATCCAGCCCCGACCATGCTGATGGTGGAACACCCCATCAGGCAGCTTCCTCCGAAGCTTGAATTTCATCACCCAGATAGAGTTCTTGCCCCACTCCGGCTCATCGTCCGGGTTGGGCCAGATCGCTTCGATCATCTGATTGTCCGTGATGAACCGACCACGGTTCACCATGTAGACGAATAAGATCTCCGCTTCTCGTGGAGTCAGGTGATAATCGTGACCATCGACCCGGCAGACCCGCCGCATATACTGCGGCCAGGTCATTGATACTGCGACCATTTTAGCCCCCCCGGGCTATCGTTGTTAGGTCATGATATTGATCGCCGGGTTCAGTGCATAGGCCCTAAATGCCTGATCGGGACCAAGCGAGTATCCAAGACGTCCGTCCCAGGCGACAGCTGCCAGGTTATCGCTGACCGGAGTACCGATCGAGCCAAGGGCCGTCGGCATCGGAATGAGACTGCTCAGCAGGACCTGAAGCGGATTGTTGCGGACCGTCGCCATGGCGATCTTGATGGACCGCAGCTTGAAGTGCCAGAACCAGATCATGCCCATGCTCTCCAGGTAAGTCCTGGTGCGGCCGGCAGCCCGATCGAAGTTGATGAACTCTTCGGTGATCCGGCCACGGGCATAGGCAGCGTCCTTGCCCTTACGCTTCACCAAGTCGTCGTACATGATCGCCTTGGCTACGAAGTCGCCATATTGCACCGCACGCTGGAGACCCTTGAACAAGGCAGTGTCCTGCGAGACGATGGCGTAGCGGCCGGCAGTCTTCACACTGTCCGGAAGCTTGTCGACCATCTTCTCGAGATACTGGTTCAGCTTGCCCGAGCTCAGTAGCAGGTCATCATGATTGATGCCGGCCTCGGTCACGGAGCTGAACTCGCCAGCCTCGATCAACGGCCAGATGCTCAAACGCTTGTTGGCGTCGTCGATCGACTGGATCCCAGTCTCGGCCCGGCGAATGCCAGCTAGGTCATTCTCGACCCGGGCATTGTAGAGCTGGGCCTCGAGCTCGATCCGCTTCAGCTGGTTCTTGGTGTAGCTGTTGAGCTCAGCCGTCTTGGCCGTGGCTCCCTTGATGATGTCGGCGATCGGAACACCGATGCTCATCAGGTGGACCGCATTGCTCATCATGTTGGCCAGAGGCACGATGCCCGACTTCACCACGATGGTCACACGAGCATCGCTGATGAAGTTCTGCCAGACCGTCTCAGCCTTGGTCAGATACTTGTAGGCATCGACCCCGAACGTGGCGACAGCCACCCGACGCATGACCTCCTGGGTCTTCGGATCCATTCGGCTGTTGCCGGTCCAGGCATCGCCGATCGACAGGGCCCGGTATCCCAGGGCGTCATCGATCATGTCCTTGCGAACCCAGAACTCGCCTTCTTCGAAGTGGTTCTCGATCTCAGCCCGGGCTTCGGGCGTGATCAGCTTCACGGCATCGGCCAGGATCGGATCCTTGGCAGTCACCCGCTTGTCGAACAGATTGATGAACTCGCCCCGACGCTCAGCCTTCTGGCTGGTCCACTTCTCACCCAGCTTGGCGATCAGCCGGCTGTTGAAGATCTGGGAGTTGAGCTCTTCCATCTGGCGACCACGCCAGATCCCCATCACCTCGCCCATGTGCGAGTTGTAGTTGAGCTTCGCCTCGATACGCGGATCCACGCTGCGTTCGAAGGCGACGATCTCACCTCCAGCGTCATAGACAGGCAGCAAAGGCTCACCGCCGATGTTGGCTGCCATGCGCTGCTTCAGCTGGAACACCCGCTGAGGCTCAGTGATCCGGTCGGCCACCATGCGACCCAGGGTGAACCCAGTCCGAGGATCGACGCCGTAGGCGGTCTGACGGACGTTCTGGAGAATGCCCTGGTGATAGCTGGCCCGACCGGACACAGGAGCGAAGTAATAGCTCTTGCGAGTGCCGGTGCCTTCGGCCCTGGAACCAACGTAGTTGGCCACCCGGGCATAGCCACGCTGACGAAGCATCGCATAGTCAGCATCCGGAGCCACGATCAGGGACACGCCCTGCTCCTGTTCCGTGGGCACATGGCCCTTGTAGTGGTTGAACTTGGCCTGCCCGGTACGCTGGGCCTTGGCACGCTCATCAACTGCCTGCCCGATCAAGGAAGACATGGTGAACTCCATGCCTTTCTTTTCATTTTTGGCCAGGGCCGACAGAGCATCCTTGGTTCCGGCGTCCAGCCCTTCGAGGGCATACAGGCTCACCAGCTGATCGACGGCCGTCACCAAAGCCGGCGTTGCAGCATTGTTGGCCGGCCGCTCACCGAGCAGGTTGGCGATCGCCTCGGCATTGCGAAGCAGATTGTTGGTGGTGACTTCACCCGTGTTCATGAACCGGGCCAGCTCACGAGCCTTGCGCTCGATCAGCGAGTATTCCCGGCCGGCTTCAGCACGGACGATCTCCTCGACCCTGTTGACTTCAGAAGCAACAGTGCTTGGATCCTCGAGCATCGACATGATGCGAGCCAGAGAGAACGGACCAGACAGAGCAGCCAGGTCGGTTTTGGCCATGCCAGTGAACATCGCCGTCCACTCGTCAGCCTGAAGCTTGCGGGTGAATTGCTTGGCGATGGTCAGAGGCAGCTGCTCACGAAACTGCTGACGCACCTGCTGGACGTAGGAGCGAACCGCCTTGATCATGTCGTAGATCGCAGCATTGTCCCCGGTCCGGCCGACCACTTCATTGAAGAGGTCAAGGATCGCCTTGGGCACGTTGTTGCGGTTGAGCAGGCTCATCAGGCCCTGGGCTTGTAGATCGGCACGGTCCTCGTTGACGATCCCGGTCAGAGCCTTGCCGATGGCAAGAGCCCCGTCCACCAGCTTGCTGTTTCCAGCCTGACCACGGCGAGCATCGATTGCACCCTCGATTGCCAGGGCTGCCTGATCGACCTTGCCGATGATCCAGTCATTGGCCTTGTCGACAGCATTGCCGCTGTTGGTCGAGATCTGAGTGATGAAGCTCTGCTGATCCTGCTCGTTCTGAGCAATGCGATCCGTCAGATTGTCGAGGGCTTCCCGAACATTCTTCGCGCCCTTTTCACCGCTCAGGATCTGATCGAGATTGTCCATGGCCCGAGTGCCGGCATTCTCCAGCACACTATCCAAA